GAATACTATGCAACAACAGCATCTTCGACAAAAGGGTATTCATCAGAAAGTTTTGATGATTACTCATATTCAAAAGATACATCATTTAATTTGTTTGATGAACTCGATATAAATATGCTTTTGTATGAATTTAAAAAAGTAGGAAGTGTTGAAGTTAATGCTTTGATTGTGTAAATGAGGTGATACGGTGTTTAAGAATTTTCTTAATCATAGATGTGATATATTTCATGGAGAGCAGGTTACAACGACAAGTAATTATGGACTTCAGACAGGTATTTCGTATCAGTATGGCGAAGAACCTGATATAAAAGCACAAAGATGCCATTTTAGCATTAAAGGTACAGGTTCAATAATAAACTCACAAGGTGAACCATTCAGCTCATTTCAAGGTAAAATAAAGCTTGTATTACCGATTGGTACAGATATTCGCCTTAATGATAAGGTGAAAAGTTATGAAACAGGATTTGAATACATAGCTGAATTGCCGAGAAATGTTCAGAATCATCATATTATGGTTTATGTACATCGTGATTACAGTACAGGAGGTTTTATCTAATGGGTGTAACGGTAGACTTTTCACAATATTCTGAATTTTTCAGAAGGTTAGAACTTGCAGCTACAAAAGATTTTAAACGAGAGTTTAAGAGCTTCCTTGAAGGATGTGCGATAGAATTTCTTAATATGGTGCAAGATGCTATTTTGGAACGTGGAAATGTTGATACACGATTAATGCTGAATAGCTTTCACAAAGGAAATCCTGAGAATGTATGGCTTGAAGACGGTTCGTCTTATGAAGTCGGAAGTAATGTGTACTATGTCAAATATGTAAATGACGGTCATCATACACGAGGTGGAGGAAGATGGATTGAAGGCTCTCATTTTTGGGAAGCGGCAGTCAGACTCATGGAACATGAATTTCCTAAATATATTCAAGCTAAATTTGAAGCATGGCTCCCGACTTTGATATAGGAGATGATGCTATGACACAAGAAATGGCGAGTATAGCAAGAGCAATTCAGACTATATTGCCAAACCATAAATGCTTTTACGAGGAATTGCCGGAGGGATATACTTCTCCGGCAATCTTTTTCCCTATTCCTGATGTTGAAACATACGATGTAAGCTTAGATGCGCATAGCTATGAGTACAGTTGGTTCGTTAAAATATTTGACGTTTCAGATACAAAAGCATGGGAAGCGGGAGAAAAAATACAACGATTATTCAAAAATAATAGAAACTTGATACCTATTGTCAGTATTGATGGTACAATTACCGATAACTGCTTCAGAATCGATAATACAACATTAAAACGAGTAGATTTTCATGTTATGCAAGTGTATATTCGTTGGAAAAGTATATATACAATATCTGATACTGCCGAAAAGACAGTACAGGATTTTGGTATAAATTTTATGCAATGAAAGGAGAAAAATAATGGCAAAAACCATTGACGAACAGAGTAAGACTGTTGAGGTGACTGATAAAAAAACATTCACTTTGGACAGGCTTAGAACAGATTGTTTAAACTTGTTTAGTGTAGCAAGTGCAACATTTGACGGTGCAACATCGGATATGGACAAAAGCAAAGAATACACTGTTGACGAGGTACGCAATCATATTGATGCGTGGAAAAAGAAAGGAGTGAAGTAGTATGGCAGGTGGAACATTTGATAATGTTGGTGAAAAGGTTATCCCCGGAAATTATATAAATCTAAAAGCCCAAGAACAAACTGCACTTGTTACATCTACAAGAGGTATTACAGTTATACCGCTTGCAAATTTTGATTGGGGTCCGAAAAAGACTTTTATTTCTGTAGATGCGGCACAACCTGATAAAAACTTTGCATTGATAGGACGCAGCATATATGATGACAATAAGTCGATTCGTCTTATCAGAGAAGCTTTGAAAGGTGCAAAGACTGTTTATGCGTACATAATGAGCGGTGGCGATAAAGCCAAAATGACTTGTGGTAAGCTTACGATAACAGCTAAGTATGGCGGTACGAGAGGTAATGATATAACCGTAACTGTATCTGCAAACCCAGCAGGTGGAATGGATGTCTTAATACACCTTGATACGAAGAAAATAGGTGAATATGAAGGCATTAAAGATGCTTCCGAATTAGAAAATGTCAACAATGAATATGTTGATTTCACTGGTTCAGGTGAGCTTGAAGCAACGGCAGGTACTAAACTTAGTGGCGGTACGACAGTGGCATCGACAAATGAGGAAGTCTCAGAATTTCTTGATGCTTGTGAAAGAATTAAAAGTCAATCTATTGCTTTTCCTTTTGGAGATAAAACGCTGAAAGAAATGTTTAAAAGTAAAATTTCGTATATGCGTAATCGACTTGGAAAAACAGTTGTAGGTGTAGTATCGAACTTTGCGGCTGATTATGAAGGTATAATCAATGTTACTAATACTGTTGAACTTGAAAGCGGAGAGCTTACAGTAGAAGAAGCAACAGCGTTTGTAGCCGGTATTCAAGCGGGTGCGACAGAAAGTCAGACTAATACATACAGAAAATATGACGGTGCAATTCGAGTAATCGGAGAAAAGAATAATGAAGAAGCAGAAGCGGCACTGAAAAAAGGTGAGTTTTTCTTTATTATGTCTGAAAATGATGAAGTTATTGTACAGTCTGATGTCAATAGCCTTGTAACATTTACAAAGACTAAGACAAAAGACTATCGCAAGAATAAAATCATAAGAGTATATGACGCTTTTGCAGATGCACTGCATGAAAACTTCCCACCGGCACGTTACAATAATACTCCAGAGGATTGGAGCTTGGAAGAAGGTCTTGGACGTGCTTTACTAAAGGAATTTGAAAATAGCAGAAGTGCTATTAAGAATGTGGACTATGATAACGATTTCAAGGTTGATACTGAAAAGTCAGTCGATGACTACACAGTGTTTAATATAGGTCTACAGGCGGTAGATGCAACTGAAAAGTTTTACTTTAACATAACAACAAGATAAGGGGTGATATAAATGGCTGATGAAGCAAAAAGACGAGTATCCGCAAGAGAAGGTAAAGTTATTTTGGATGGTGAAACTGTTCTTGATGCAGTAAAATTCAAAATTGTTTCAACACCTGAAGTTGCTAATCCTAAAAGTATCGGCGAGCGTTCGTATGGATCAAGATATTTGAGCTTGTCGCACAAAGTAACGGTTACTGCATATAGAACAACTAAGAAGTATCGTAAAGCTATACAAAAGTACATGGATACAGGAGAAACACCAACATTTACAATTCAAGGTGTTTCAAATGATAAGTATAGCGATTATTACGATACTAACGGCATTGATACTGTTACAGCAACAGGATGTGTTATAACGAGTGATGTTTCGTGGATTGACCTTGATTCAGGCGGTGAATTTGTTCAGGACGAAATCGAAATGAGTGCATATAATGTCACCTAATACGACTTTGGGAGCTTATGCTCCCCTTTTTATTAGGTGAATATTTTCTGCACGATACAGACGAATTATGAAAATATGGAGGATATTAAAATGGGTAATCTTAGTGCTTTTATGAGAAGTGAATTTAAACAAGAAGAAATTGTTGAAATCGAAGGATTTGACAGATTCAAAGATGAAAACGGCAAGCCGGTTAAGTTTAAGGTAAAAGTCCTTTCATTTAACAAAATACAAGAAATCAGAAAATTTCATCGTATTGAAAAGGCTGCCTATGACAAAAACAAGAATCCGATTATTGCAGACGGGAAATTGGTTAAAGAAATTATTTTCGATAACGAAAAAGCGGCTGAAAACATTCTTGTTGAGGCTCTTGTATATCCGAATTTAAAAGATAAAGAATTGATGAAATTCTATGAAGTAGAGGACATACTTGATATGCCATACAGAGTGTTTACACAAGCCGAATATACAGAATTACAAAAAAGACTTGCAGTTGTTCTACATTTGGCAACTCCGGAAGAAGACAATGTTGAAGAAGTAAAAAACTAATAAGTGACAAGGGTTCGGAAGCATATTGGTGGCATTTGTTGTATCAACGTAAAGGTATTAGCATTGAAGAATATCTTGATATGCCACCAAAAGTGAGAGATGCGTATATAGCATCAGAATTATGTGAACTGAAGAATCCTGTCACTGATACAGGAAAGATGCTTGATATATTCAAGTATCTTTTAAAACAAAGGAGGTAGCTTATGGCTGGTGGTTCAACTTTTACAGCTATATTTGATGCACAAGACAATATGTCATCTGCGTTATCAGGTATGGCATCCAGTGGTGAAAGCCTTAACAGTACACTTTCAAAAATAGCAGGTACAGCCGCTAAAGTTTTTGCGGTGAAAAAAGTTGTTGATTTTGGAAAAGAAGCTATGTCCGTTAGTCGAGAGTTTGAATCGGGAATGGCAGAAGTATTTACATTGCTTCCTGATATGAGTAAGTCAGCAATGGATAATATGTCATCCGATGTTAAAAAGTTTGTCAAAGAAACAGGTAATACACTAAATGATACTACGTCTGCACTTTATCAAGCCATTTCAGCAGGTGTTTCAAAAGATGATGCTATGCCATTTATGGAAATTGCCAATAAAGCGGCGGTAGGCGGTGTATCAAATCTTGAAACAGCAGTTGATGGTCTTACATCGGTTACAAATGCGTATGGACTGGAGAATTTATCAGTTGCAAGAGCAAGTGACTTGATGTTCCAAACTGTAAAACTCGGAAAAACAACATTCGGTGAATTGTCGAGTAGTTTGTATAATGTCATTCCGACAGCAGTAGGAGCAGGAGTATCATTTGATGATGTTTCAGCTGCATTGGCAGCTATGACAGCACAAGGTATGCCTACTGCGAGTGCAACTGTTAAGTTAAGACAAGCTATTATGGAATTGTCCAATAGTGGAACTGATGTAGACAAGACATTTAAGTCTGTTGCAGGAAAAAGCTTTAAACAATTTATTTCTGAAGGCGGTAATTTACAAGGTGCATTGCAGTTGCTTGAACAACATGCAAAAAAGAGTGGCTTAGGTATAGCTGATATGTTTAGCTCTGTTCAGGCAGGTTCGGCGGCATTGGCTTTGACCGGACAGGGAACAGAAAAATTTACACAAGCTATTGAAGGAATGGCAAATGCGGCAGGTTCGACCGATGCGGCATATGAAACTATGGAGAATACATCCGAACATAAAATCAAAAAGCTGAAAGCGGCTTGGGAAGTTATGAAAGCGGATGTAGGAGCAGGATTATCCGATGCCTTTGCACCGGCAATGGAAACTTTATCGGCTAAAATGCCGGAAATCACTGCCGGTATGGAGTCTTTTGGTGATATGATGGCAAAAGGTGTTTCAGATGTAATACCGCTATTAACAGGTCTTCTTAATCATTTAGATGTTGTCAAAGGCGGTATTATTGCTCTTGGAAGTGCTTTTGCAGGGCTAAAGATTGTAAATGGAGTAGCTCAAATAACATCTTCATTTAATACACTTGCCGCATTGTTTAAAACAGGCGGTGTTTTAGCAGGTATGACCTCAGTGCTTGGACCGGCCGGTGTTATTGCCGCAGGTGTTGGAGTGATAACAGCATTTGGTTATGGAATGTATAAGGCATATGAGCACAGTAGGGAATTTGGAACACGGATGAACAAAGTGGGAGAAAGTCTTGACGGTCATATGAACAAAATGAATGAATTAACGACACTTCAAAAAGAAGTGTCTGATTTACAAGTTACTATACATTCGGATGATTCATCAAGTGCTGATATAGAATCTGCACAGAACAGAATTGAGGAAATAAAAGAATTATTGGCAAGTGACTATGATCTCAATATAAACTGCAATACTGATGATTTGGATAAAGCAGTAGGTCTTTTAAACGAAAAGGAGTATTTAGGTGCAAAGGGTGATACAGGCTCATTGCTTGTAGACTTGAACAAAGGACATGATGATTATGTAGAAAGTAAGAGTTATGTTGAAGATACTCAAAAAGGAATAGAAGCTGCTAATAAGTACATGAATGATGCGTTGGAGAAATATTATGATGCTTCTGCAAAAGGCGATACGGTTAATGCAGAAAAGTATTTCTCAAATGCAAATCAGTGGAAAAACAGAGCAGATGACCTTAAAAATGATAAGTGGTACAAGAAGTATCAAGACGAAATCTCGGCTTATGATTCAAATGCACAAAAAGCAGTCAGTGGTAGTTTATCAACTGCATCGTATGAACTTTCAAACGGAAGGGATGCCACTCAAAGCATAAATCAGTTAAAACAAGCATTGACATATACAGGTGAAAGTGCAACCAAGTATGTAGACCAACTTACATTGGCACAATCAGGGCAAGAAAGTTTCGATAAAGTAGTAGAAGCAGGAGGAGAAACACTCTCAAACTATGTAAGTAATTATGCTTCAATAGGTCAACAGTTGGGAATGTCAGCTTTTGATATAGCACAAGGTCAAGGCTTGTTGTCAAATGGTTTTCAAGATATGCAAAGTGCATTAAGCAGTGCCGACCCGAACACTTTAAGTGCTGTGGCGGCAAGTATGACTGAATATGCAAGAGCTTCAGGCTCAATAAGCGGAAATCAGGTTATTCAAATTAGTGCAACTGGCGATGTAAGTGTACTTGATGAAGCAACAGAAAAAATCACACAGATAAACAGTGCCAATAATGTTGATGTGTCAGTATCAGCAAATGGTGATATTTCTATTATGGATGTTGCTACAGGGCAGATGCAGACACTTTCAGGTTTAGGTGCGGTATCATTATCTGTCAATGCTGAGGGCAATATTGATGTGTTGAATGAAGCACAACAAGTAATTGCTACGGTTGATTCAAAAACAGCCGAATTAAGTGTTGATGGACAAACTGTCGGAATCGACCAAATACAACAGGCTAATTCCGAAAAAGACAGTATGGAAGATAAAAACACTTCATTGAATGTAACAGGAACATTTTCAGGAAAAGAAGATATATCAACCGCTATATCATATCAAGGACAACTAAGCAATAAAAATGTCACTTACACGGTTAATTATGTTCAAAACGGAACACCGCCCGGACAAAGTGCTACAGGAACATCGTATTGGAAAGGTGGTTTAACATACGTCAATGATGAACGTGGAGTAAGCGATCCTACAGAATTGATTTACCAAAATGGTAAGTTGTTCACATATTCCGGTAAGAATGTTTTGGCTAACCTTGAAAAAGGTGCAAAAATTATTAAAGCATCCGAAACGTCTGCTATTATGGGCGGTAATTTAAGACTTTTAAAAGACCGCATAGGAGATAAGGCATATTCATCATTAGGAAACTATTTTGAAGATTCACAGACATCTAAATCGCCTATACCCGAATATCCTGCATATGCAAACGGAACAATATCGTCTGCTGATACATTTATTGCAGGTGATGAAGGTCCTGAGTTGGTTATGGGAAAGAAAGGTTCTACGGTTTTCCCTGCAAATGAAACAAATAGGATATTGGATAGATTTGAAGATTCTGATTATCGTCTAAATCCATTTGAAGAAAGTGTAGGAAGTCGTTCAAAAGATAATAATTCGATTGTGACTAATGAGAGTAGGCATGTAATTGAATTAAAAGGCAGTGGTAAGGTGCAAGTAAGTGGAAACAAAGCTGAAATAATCAGTTATGTAATGGACAATATTAAACCTATCCTGCTTGAAATTTTTGAACAAGAAATTTATGAGGAAGGAGATAGAAGTGTAGACTTCTAAGTGTATTGTTATGGCATATGAGATATGGCTTAGTTACGATGACGGCAATGAAAGAATACATTTTCCCGCAAATCCTGAGAAATTTGAGATTGATACGGGAAACGGAATAAAAAGTGTTGATATAGTCGGACTTGGTGAAATATTGGTACATAAAGATAGAGATGCACACAGATTCTCTTTTAGCTCATTTCTTCCTTGGGCTAAATATCCCGGTATAAATTTTGATTATTGGTACAATCCGTACACCATAAAGAGTAAGTTACAATCATGGAAAGATGAAGGCAGAGTATGTCATTTTATAATTACTGATTGCTACATTTGGAAATATGTAAAAATCTCTAAACTGAAATGGTCGGAACAAGGTGGAGATGTAGGAACACAGTATTTTGACATTGAATTGACAGAATACCGACAACCTACGATACGAACACTTGAAGTAGAAGGTGATACAGCATATCCTTCTGATGCAGACGGAAGATATGATAATAGAGTTATACCGGAAACATATACTGTTGTCCATGGCGATTGCTTGTGGAGTATAGCTCAATCCATACTTGGTGATGGTGATAGATGGCGAGAAATCTATAAGCTTAATACTGATATAATTGCATCGGATAACATCATATATTCAGGGCAAGTATTGAAAATGCCCACATAAAGAGGCGATATTGATATGACAGAACAGCAAATTACACTGGTTTTGGTGAAAAACGATGAAATGATTGATATAACTGGATTGGTTGAACAGATAGAGTGGAGCGGTAGAAAGGGGGCTGCTCCACGAACACTTAAAGTTTCTCTATTAGACAGTTCGGAATATGACAGGTCAGGAATTGATGTTCAGAAAGGTCATAATATACTGTTTCAATGGAATGGAGAGTCAATGTTTTATGGTATGATACTAAGACAAGAAGATTCTGAAAATAGAATTATGAATATCACTGCTTATGATGTATGCAGATATTTGGCGAATAACAAAGATTCATTTACATATGAAAATAAAACGCTTACACATATCTTTCGGGATGTATGTAAGCGTTTTCAGTTGCCAGTAGGAAATGTGGTTGAAAGTAGTTATAAGATAGACAAAGTGTCAGGACTTATGAGTACACCATGGGATCTGTTATGCGATGCAATGCTTGAAACTTTCCAGTATTCAGGAGAAAGATATTATATATATGCTGATACGGACAAAATCAACCTTGTAAAACGTCGTGAAACAATGCTTACATGGATTGTTGAAGCAGGTTCAAATATTATTACATATAAGCGATTACAAGATTTTTCAAACATCAAAACAAGAATAAAGTTGATAGGCGAAGAAGATGCAGTGATTCTTACAGAAACCGATGAAGATTTAGAAAATGTATTTGGTATATATCAAGATGTAGATAAACCAAGTAAAGATTTGTCTAAATCAAAATATAAGCAGATAGCACAGAACAAATTGAAATTTGATGGCAGACCTGATTGTTATATTCAGATTACCGGTATAGGAATTACGGACTGTATTTCAGGGTGTTCACTCAAACTTGTAATACCTGAAATCAATGTAAACGATATTTATTATATTGATGAAGATACTCATATTTTTGAGCAAAATAAGCTATCTATCAATGGCGGTTTTAACCATACGATGAAGTTAAAAGTAAGATTAACAGATGAAATTCAGGGGTGATAATGATGGGATTAAGTTTAAAAAGCATGATTCAGTCTATGCAAGTCAATGACGGCACTATTCATGAAGGAACGGTGCAGAATGTTAATCCGATAGAGATTTCATTGACGGGCAATGAACGATTTAATATAAGTGGTGCTATGCTTATAGTTCCGCAAGCATATTCTGATTACAACATTGAAGTTGAAATAAAAAGAGAAAGCGGAGGAACATATAAGACTACAGGCACAGTGCATAATGCACTGCAACAAGGAGATAAAGTGGCTTTACTTAGTTTTAATGAAATGAAGAATTTTATTGTGATAGGAAAGATGTGATAATATGGCTAATTTCTTAACAGCTCCTATTCAGAACGTGAGCAAAACCGCAAAACCTAAAATAACACAGACTTATGCCCTTGATTTCAATGAACATAGGATGACTGCAAGAAAGATTGACGGAATTGAAGCTATAAATCAATATATCAGAAAAGCATTGATGACACCGAGATATAAATGCTTAATATATAGCAGTAGTTATGGTTCAGGAATAAAGCAAATTATGACTAATTCACCAAGTAAAAAATATGTCGAAGCATCTATCGAACATATTGTTGAAGATGCTATCATACATAATCCTCAAATTCTATCTATAAGTAATTTTGAGTATGAAACAGAGGATGACAATATGATAATAAGCTTTAATGTTATGACGATATATGGTGATTTGCAAGTTAAGGAGGTATATACCGGTGTTTGAAGATAAAACATATAAAAATCTTATAGCAAAGTGTATGTCGTATGCACCTGAAGATATAGATACATCTGAAGGTAGTGTTATGTATGATGTGGCAGGTCCATTGTGTATGCTATTGGCAGAAAACTTTGCGGATTTATCATTGCTTAATGAACAGATGAAAATACCGACTATGACAGGAGAATATCTAAGGTCGAAAGCAGAAGAATACAATGTGAAGATAAATTCTGCAACACCTTGGATATATAAATTTGTTTATGAAGGTGCAGATGTTTATGTAGGAGATAGATTTTTTGCGGACGGTTACTACTACATTATCAATGGTATTGATGATAGCGACAATAGCTTGTATATTGAATGTGAAACTGTGGGAACAGCAGTACCTAAATTGTCTAAAGGAACAGCTGTAATTCCGGTTTATCCTATACAAGGACTGAAATTAAGTGAGGTAGGTGATGTTTTTAGATACCCTAAAGATGCCGATACTGATGAACAGATAAGAAGTAATCTGCAAAAAGCATTGGCACAGCCAAGCGAAAATGCAAATGTAGCTCAGGTGAAAAAATGGGTTGAAGAATTTGAATATAAAGATGGTGCTAAACCAATAAAGTCGGCCATTGTTTATGCGTGTGCTACATATGACAAGAAAACAGGACTGCTTTCAAAAGACGTTCCTAATAATGTGTTGATATTTCTTAATGTTGATGAAAATTACAACAATGATGATGTTGTTAATGATATACAAGAATATATTGACCCTGACAGACTGGGATATGGTGAAGGCAAAGGTGTTATAGGTACGATATACAATGTATATTCGCTTGTAACCATAGATATTAGCATATCTGCAAAACTATATGTACAGAGTTCGATTTTTTCAAATGTTGACGTTGATGAAATAAAATCTGTTATTTTAGAAAAATTGAATAATTATTTTGATAGTCTTGTAGATACAAGCAGTGGCGATTATATATACATCTATCTTGATAATCTAAAAGCAGAAATTCAAGATATAGATGGTATTGATAATTGCGAAAATCTATTGCTATGTGGAGGTTCTAAAAATATTAAAGTAGCAATATTTAAAAGACCTCATATCAGCTCAAATAGTGCGATAAGCATTAATGTTGTAACGCAGGAGGTAAATCCAGATGATATTGAAGAATACACGGCAGAATAGCCTTGATGAAATCAAACGAAGTATTCCGTCATTTTATAATGATTTTCCTGACTATATGGCAATACAACGATTTGTGGCTGATGAAATGGATTTTTTCGCAGAGCAGGCATTAAAGATAATCGACAATGCATTTATATTGAGATGTGATGATGAAACTATAGAAGAATTGGAACGGTTTCTTGGCATATATGATATAGAAAGCCGTGTTATAAGTCGAAGCGTGTATATAAACGGTGTTTTAACCAGTATTGGTAAATTGTCCGTTAGTAAACTGCAAAAACTTATAGAAAATGCAATAGGAGAAAAACCTGAAATAAGTTTTGTAACTGATGAAAAGGGGAATCGTATTCTGCATTTCAATTTTAATGACGGAAGTGGAAATCATAAAATTCTTGATTTGTTAAAGTTGATTATATCAAGATTACCTGCTCATATAATGACACATTCGACAATAAAGGAAAATATAAAGAACGATATTTATATTGGAATGAAATGTGTAGAAGATAAACAATACATGATAATACCGGCAGAATGATAGGAAGGAGGAATTTGAATGTCCGATATTACAACTTTTGAGCCAGTCACTCTGACAGAAAAAGGTTTGCTACTACAGTCTAAAATGCAGACAGGCGAAAAATTAAAGATTGTAAGAGTTGCGATTGGTGATGGCTTTTTGCCTGAAGGTCAAGATAAGAAAAAGTTGTTGCAACTTGTACATGAGATTGCAACACATACATCCGATACTGAAGGTACATCAACGACAGCCGATATAGTATATAATCAGCTGAATGATGCTGGTTCAGTTATTACAAGAATAAAGATTCAAAACGGAGATAGCGAATTTTTCCTTAGGGAGATTGGTATTATTGCGTTTGACCCTGATGAAGGGGAAATTTTATACGCATATACGACTTGCGGTAATGGTGCTGAGTGCATACCGGCATATAATGGCATTAATCGAGTAGTGAGAGATTTTTCACTTTATACAAAAGTTGAACAAGCTATAGCATTTGATGTTAAAGTCACTTTGCCGGCAGAGGTTAGCCAAGAGGATTTTGATGCTCATACAGGTAATAAAGCTATTCATTGGCTGATTTCACTTGGCAATGAAGAACCTAAAGGTGACAATTATCTATGGTTTGTACCATATAAGCCGCAAGAAACCGTAGATGAAATTATATTGCAATCTACTGACTATAACGGTGATGAAACGAAATTACATATTGATGTAGATGGTGATATAAAAACCGTAGATAACTCAGATGTCTACAACGATGATGTA